TTTTTAAATGCTGAACCTGCAAGAGGTAAATGAAAAAGCAATTGATCCATTTCAGGATCATACTCTTGCATCACATTAACAATTTGATAATTCATAAAATCTTTTACACGTTCTGCTTGTGCTTCTTTGTCCATGGTAATTTCACCAACAATATTTACATCGACAGGTCCTTTTGCTGGTAACATTTCTCTATAAGCATGTGCTTGAAATTGTGTAACTGATTCTGCTAATAGTGGATGTGTAACACCACTTGCTCCTTGAAATGGTTGTGAACGTTCATCATACTTAAAACCTAAAAGATCTAAACCTTTTGAAAAACCTTCTTCCCAATCTTTTCGTGAACTTTTATCATCTTCAAACTCACCTAATAATTTATTTGATATTCTCATTAATTCATCATCACTGACAACTTCTGCTAAGTTTGCATAAAAATCAGTAGATGGTGCTTGTAAAGGTGGATTAACTAGAGCTCCACCATCTTCAGTCATCTCAATATTTATTTCTTCTTTTTCTCCAGGTGCATCAACTATAATTTCTTCTTGAGCTTCTAACTCTGCATTCTCTGGTTGTATTTTTTTATCTATGGCCATAACTTCCTTTTATTGTAATTTAGTCAAATATTCTACCTAATTTATTTATTCCTCTAGTAATGAAATCTTTTGTACTATCAATTGCTTCTGGAGCTGTTAAAATTCTGTCAGTGTCTTTAGCTTTTTCAAGGGCAGAACCCTGCATCATAGTTATTCCATCTATAAGTAAATTTATATTATCTTCTGAGGTTCCTCCAAAATCAACTTCTTTATCCCCTATTGTTTTTGCTTTTGCAAGATCTAAAGCTAATCGTATTACTTGACTATCATTTAAAGGACCACCTTGTTTCTTGTACATATCTGTAAGCACAGTTTCTATTAAAATTAAATTTTCATCAGAAATGTTTTTTGATGATTCAGCAGAGCCCCCTGCTTTAAAATTAGGTATTTTGTCCTTTAACAGATTCATTAACATATTTTCACCCTCAACCATTTTTTCTGCTGCTGGTTCAGTAATACTTTCTACCGCAGGTTCAACAATATTTTCTTTTGCATACTTACTGACCCTGTATACATCAGGTGCCATAGTAACTGCTGTGCCATAAGGACCAGTTGCGGCTCCTACTATTTTACCAAAGGCTCCTTTACTAACTAAAGCAACAAGAGAAGCTAACGCTGCTTTTGCTTTTTTAGTTTGACCTGCTTGAAACAATTTATCTATCTGCGCTAAAGTAAAATCTAAATTTAATTTTTGTTTAGCGGACATTTTAACTTTATCAGCTAACTCTTGTATCTTTGTATAAATTTGTGATTGTATCTTTGGTTTTTTTACACCTGTAGCTGTGCCTTTTGTTTTAAAAACAAAATCGAAATTCTTATCAAGATATTTATTTTGAAAAGCCATGCTAATAACAGGTTTATTATTTTTAATAGTAATGGCATTTTTATATTTTGGTTTAACTTTTACTTTACCGTCCTTACCTACAGTAACACCTTTCTTTAAAATTTCTTCTCTAAATTGACCAATATACCCTGATAACATTCCTGAATTTTTAATTGTTGCTATTTGACTATCATTTAATCCTTTCAGTGCCGTGGTCCGATATTTTTTCATCGCTTTATTAAAATCATCAAAGTTATCTTCATAGTCCATGATGTTTGGTACATTAATAATGTTTCTTACTTGAGCAGAAGATATTCCTTTTTTTGTAAACATTTCAAAAAGATCAGGGCCCATGGCTCTTTCAACGTTTGCTCCTTTTAAAATATTAGCAATACGTGAGGAAGGTCTTTTTGTTACTGTATCACTTGGCACGTTTAATGCATCAATGACGTCAACCATTGTTTCAGTTGTCGAGCCTAGCTTTGGTTTGTTCTTTAAATTTTGTACAAGTTGACCTAATAACGCATCACCGCCATTGCTCATCTGAACAATGCCACCATCTTTTTTAACAATCTTTGGTTTAGGATAAAGAATCTTAATTATGTCATCATATTCTTTTTTTGTAATATCACCTCTCTCCAATTGTGTATCAGCAATATTTTTGCCAATTTGAAGAAACATATCACTTATATTTATCGGTTGTCCTATTCGATCGTCACTTGCCATTAGTAGTATTCCCTTTGTTGCGTGATCCGTGGTTCATCTTGATAATCACTAGGTAAATTAATAAAATTACCTTGACGAAAACGCATTA